CGCTTTCTCCTGTTCGTCCATCGCGAGGAAGACAGAGGGCAGAATATGGAGCTTCAGAAGGGAATAGTATGCAAAATTTGCCTCCCAATCCCCTTCCTCAATTAGTTTTTTGCCTCGTCCACCTTGTCCTCAAAGGGCGTATTAAATCCCTGAAAATTCTGGACAAACGCTGCCAGGTCGGTGTATTCCCCCGGGTCGTCAACCATTGCAAGCAAAAGCTCCTCCGGCGTGCTTACCCCATAGGAATCCTGCAGCTGGGCATCATACAGATCCGGCGTGACAACGGATGCTGCAATCAGTTTCTGAATGTACTTTCCGGACTGGAGCTTCGGCCGGAACAGATTGGGTTTTCCGGTTATCTGGACCTCGATGGTACAGTCATCCCGAAAGGCCTCATTTTCCTTTGACGTGATATGCCGAAACTCCCACGCGAGCGGTTTTCCGTTTTCATCACAAAGGGATTTGGTCGGCGCATAAAAGCCGTTTTTCTTTTCTATTTTATTGGACTTCATAAATCTGCTGAATTTTGACATTTTTTCCTCTCCTTTTCTCCGAAACCGGGCAGGAGCGAATCATCCTCCCCTGCCCATCGTGTTTTTTGCTGCTGTTAGCCGTTGGTCAGAAACCCTTCCAGGTTGTTGAACGCTTCCGGCATCTTGAAATCTTCAAATGTGAAATCCATTTCCTCATCGAGGTACTCCCCGTCGGCGTCAAACTTTGCAAGAATGCCGCCGTCAATGTTACAGTCCATCAGGATGATTGTCTGGCGTCCCGCTGCGGAGGTCTTGTCCTCGTTGGAAATCTGAATTTCAAAATAGACATCCTCCCCGGTTTCCTTGTACTGAATCATCATCTGTCGGAAAATGGATGTATTGTAATGGAACGTGGCGCTGCCTGTCCCTTTCCATCCGGATGCCTTGTTTCCCTTTCCGGTCTTGCCCAGAATCGGCACTTCCGTCTTGTTTTTCTCAAATTTTGCCTCAAGGTTGATTGCCTGCATAAAATTATAGCGGCGTGTGCCGATTGTGATAAAACACTCTGCCAGCGCCGCAAACACTGTATCCTTTGCTTTCATTACTACATTCCCATTCATTCGCCCTGCTCCTTTCTTACGCAACCGTGACGGTCATGTACAGCCTGCCCATCGCATTAACGACAGTCACGGCATCCGTCACCACAACTGATTTCTTTGTGTCACCCTGCTCCACTTTCACATCCGCGTCCGAGAAATTCTCTATCGCCCTGATTTCCTGCAGCTGCTCATGGTGCTTCACAATATCCGACCAGAGGGAAATCCGTCCTGCGGCATCGTTTGGAACGACACCAAGATACTTTGTATTGAACAGCACGGCGATATCATTGCCAATCTGGTCCATCACCCTGACTGTCTGGTTATCCTTGAAAATATCCCCCATCGTATCCGAAGTCGTGACCATCGTATTGACATCCTCAAG